TTATAACAATATTTCCTCTATTAGGCAAAGGCTTACGTGGTAAACTATCCCATGTTTTCCTTCCCATTAAAACAGCATTATCGCGCCCATTTGTTAATTTTTTGAAATATTTAAGATCCTTTGGTATATTCCACGGTAATCCATTTTTTTTACCAATTACTAAGTTTTTTGAAATTGCAGCAATAATATTTATACTCATTTAAACATATATATAATCATTTATTTATATATATGTCTGAAATTACATTATTACATATTCAGGGGCGACCACATTTTAAAAATATACCGTACGAGGGTATAAGAGTTTATTCTGATGATACTATTGACAATATAAAAAAAAAAATTATAATAATAAAACCAGATGTTTCTCTTGAAGAAATATATTTATTTGGAAAGATTAAGAAGAAAGTATCACCTGAAAATTTGTTCACTGAATTTACAACGAATAAAAGTAAATTTACAGTAAATCAAGACGAAATTAAAATTTTAGAAAAAAATTATAATAACAAACCAAACATACATCGTAACCTAAAAAAAATAACATATAAGGATTTTAAAAAATTATTTGAATGGGAAAAAATTAGGTGTAATACACCAATAGGACATAAACTTTTTGATAAGCAAAATTATCAATTTGTAACAAATCCTTATGAACTTATAGATGGAGATGGAAATGCGGATTTTGATCCGTATTTATTTGGAAAAAATAACGATAGAAATATAATTAAATACGAAGGAAATAAGTTACTATTCGATATGGATGGTGATTTAGTAGATAAAACTATTTATGTATGTTATGCCAAAGAGTTTTGGGAAGAAATAGAAAAGAATGAAAAAATAAAAAAAGATGATTTTTATAGATATGTTTTACAAATATACTTTCCAAAATTACATTATATTCACAAAATTTATACTTATAAAGATTTAACAGACCATAAATCGCTGAAAATCTTTGGCGAAAAAGAAAAATGGAAAGATGAATTCGAAAATATTGATATATTTCACGAATTTCAGAGTCCTTTGAAAAATAAAGGGAAAATATCATCTATAAATTTTACAATTCATATATTTGAAACCATACATATTCCTATGGATTTAATTTTTAAAATAATACATAGTAATTTCAAAATACCATTGGTTAAATATAATCCAGGTAAATATAAGGAAAGTATTTTTAGATTATACACAAAGAATTATATAACGGATAATGGTTTGAAATTACCATATTTATACGTTGAAAACAATAATAAAATTTATAAGATAAAAAACATTGATAAAACATTAGCATTAAAAGAGTCATTGGGATTTTTTATATATTACACAGAAGATGATAAAGAAATATATTGTGAATTTTATTCAGATGGTAGAATTAATGTAAAAATGAATGAAATTAATAATAAAAATACAAAAGAACTTGAAAAAATCATCCAATCGACACTAAACGAATTATTAATTCTACCTATTAATAAATTTATTAAAAAAAGTGGATTTTCTTATTCGGAATTTAAAGAATTGTCTGATGATAATATTACAATAAATAATATAAAATATGTGTTCGAATTTGAATTAGTTCAAAAAGATTTTTCTTTGAAAAATTACTCTGATGCTTTAAATGCGATATTTATCACAACAAATAAAAAATTTAAAACTGAAGGAAAAATAGAATTTCGTTATATAAAAGTAAGTTCTTATAATAAATTGGCGGATCTTCCAACATTTATATTAAATTATAAAAAAGAAAATGATGATGACGAAGATTTAATAGATTTATTATTAAGCAATAAATTAGTGGATACCAGAAAACAGGGAATCGATGCGATAAGACAATATAATGAAGACCTTGCTTTAAATTTGAGCGTTTATTCTACAAAGAAAATAGGGTCTATTAAAAATCCAGGATTCAAAGTTACATTATTGAAACAATTTGACAAAACCATTATAGAATATGAGAATATTGATAATTATAATTATTTAAAATTTATTGATATATATACAAATTATTTAATTGAGAATTTTTTAAAATTAAAAGAGAAAAAGGCTGTGAAAACATTGAACACTTTCAAGAATTACCATAAAAAAAAGGTTGAAATTGACGTGCCGAATGAAAACATAAAGGATGCCGTAGCAGCTGAACGCGAGGAAGAAGCAGTAATAAAAGGCGATACAAATTTGATGCATGATGTTATGCCCGATGATAGCGATAGTGAAAGTGAAGACGACGGCGAATACAAACGCGGAGAGGTAGAAATGGATGATGATGCTGGTGCTTGGGATTTTCCTCTTGAAGGAGGAAGTGATACGGAATCCGATTCTTCCTCTGATTCTTCCTCGGATTCTTCCTCTGATTCTGAATCTGATAATGATGGTGTGTTTGGTAATCTTAATAATATACAATTAAAAGGACGAGCTAACTATTTTTTAAATAAAATAAAAAATTATGAACCACAACTGACGTCGAAAAAAAGCGATAGTAATACTTTTTCATTTGCGAGAGTATGTCAACATAATGCTGGAAAAATCCCTGTTGTAATAACACAAAAACAAAAGGAAATGATAGATAAGATTGATAAACAGGAAAAAATAAGGTCTTATGATGAATATATAACAAGTAAAAAAACAGGACACCATTTTATATGTCCAAGGTTTTGGTGTTTTAGTGATTCAAAAGCTCCAGGCGGTAGAAGTTTATCAATAAAACAAATCAATGCAGGAGAATGTGGCGGATGGGATGCCCTTATTGAAAAGGGTAGTCAAAGTGCATCAAACGATAAAAGAATTTTTGAATTTACAGATGGTAGATACCATGAAGGAATTGATGGAGACAATCTTGTTTACAAACAACATTATCCAGGCTGGTCTCAAAAAAATATACAAACAAAATCAGGGCTAACAACTCTTAATATTCCCTGTTGTTATAATAAACCAACAAATGACTATGATCCTATGGACTGGGAAAAACCAGACGAGAATGACCAAGACTTTCCATATTGGAATACCATGCCGCAAACATTTCAAAGAGAAAATGGAGTGGGTGCAGTGCCTTTTGCGGGGGATATGGACAAGAAAAAGAAACACGACGATGAAAAACCTAGATACCCCCTTGATATATTAGACAAAAAGTTTAGAAGGAAAAGACAAACCCCAGCGAAAGATAGACAAAAAAACTGGAAAAAAGCTGATGCGCGCGCGGAAGGGAAAATACAACGGAACCATGAAAGAACAATTGAAGGAATTTCAATACCAATTGTAGAATCTTTTCCTTTAAAAAAAGGGCATTTGGGATATTTACCATTGAGTGTTCAAAAGTTTTTTGGATATAATAATGTTAAAGAAGCTTGGACCACGAGTAAAAATTCGAGATTAAAAGACAAAAAATGGTGTTTATTGCGATTAGGTATGGAAAAAAATAGTTTATTAACTTGTATAAATAATATATTAAAAACATTCGAAGGTGGTGACACAATAAAAATGTTAAATAATATAACAGAAGGTGATGAAGCCGCTGGAAAAGATGTGGTGATTAATGGAATAATAAAAGAAGGAACATTGAAGATGCCAAACTTTGGTAAAGTGGAACCGACTGACTACGAGTTGCAGCAATTTGTATCTATTAATAAAGGGAATTTATATCAAATGTTTAGATCCAATAAAAATCAAATGACTCAAAACTCTGAGGGAAGACCGTTACAGGCGCAGGAGGACCCAAAGTTATGGGAGCAGAACAAACAGTTATGGACGCGACAGGTTCGTAAAAGTCAAATAGCCGATGCCATGAAAAATTTCTTAAAATTTATCTATAACGCAAAAGGTTCAATATATAATTCTCACGAGATTTTTTGGGACATAATAACAGCCCCTAAAAAAAATGGTTATGGATTGTTTTTTGACGAAGGAGTAAATTTAATTATATTAAAAAAACCGAAAGATGATGTTGAAGATAAAATAGAAGTAATATGTCCAAAAAATAATTTTTCAAAATATATTTTTGATAAAAAAAAACAAACAATTATTCTATATTCAGAAAACAATTATTATGAACCAATTTATATGTTTAAACGTACATTATCTACTACAGAATGGGAGGTAAAAACTATGTTTAAATGGGAAGATTTTTCGAATTCAGATTTTAAAAATACGGGATTTACATCAATAATAGAAGCATTAGTGAAAAGTTTTGAAAATAAATGTTCTAATCTACCCAGTATGGATAATTATGATTTTGTTGAAAATAAAACTTTAAATAAATTATTAGACTATGATAAAAAAAATGGAAAGTATATTACACCTTATTCAATACAGGGTAAAAAAGTAATAACACAACTTATCAATATAGATTATCAAGTAATAGCAATAGTGCTTGAAGATGTCGATAGCAGAAAGTTCATTTTACCATGTGCGCCTTCGGGGATAATGCCTCCTTCGCAGAGCATACCATTTGAAGCATATGAATTAAACTTGCATAAATATATGATGGACAGAGCGTATACAGAAAAATATTTAAGCGATTTTAAACTTTTTAAGGATGGAAGCGTAGTTATTTCTGGGGGTATGGTTGTAGGATTAAGAACAAATACGAATCAAGTAGTATTAATCAACCCCGTTTATGTTTATGTTGATGGAGATATTGATAAATACGACCAAGATTTATTGGACTGGAAAATTGATAATAAAATAATGACAGAATATCCTTTATATGATAAAGAAAGAGAAGACATAGTAAATAAAATAAAATTAGAATCGAATTTTTATCTAATGTTTCGTAATTTGTTTAAGATATTGATAAATAAAAAAGAAAATGAAAAACATAAAAATAATGTGATTGATATTTTGGGCACTTTTAAGAAGGGTTATAAACAGCAAATGTTGGACTTGCAGAAAATTATAACTGACCCCGTATTGTTAGGGGATAATAATGTTGAGTGGGTAAAAATAAGTGCAAATGTTAAAACAGAGGATTTAATTAATTGTTTAGATTTAAATGAAATAGATTGTCGTAGTGCCAATAAAGTATGTGGTTGGAAAGAGGAGAGTGGAAAATGTCGTTATATTTTTCCAAAAAATAATTTAATGTATGATGAAGAAGAAGAAAAAAATCTTAAACAAAATAGTGAATTATACAAAAAAAAATTGGCAGATGAGTTAATTAGATATAAGAAGGTACGAGAGTACGTTTTAAAGAATGATTCGTTTTTAAATTTTGAAACAGTAGAATATAAAATAAACGATGATGAGATTATTATTATTAAAAATATGTTATATCAAATATATGTGAATGATATTCAGCATATAGAACATTCTGATTATATAAATAATAATAGTATTTATGATAATACCAATACGAAAGAAGATAGTAAATTCATAAAAAAGTATGAAAATAAATTGATAATATCAATGGACTGGAATGATAACATATATGAAAGTGAGGAGAGTGATGATGATGAGAGTGATGAAAGTAGCGTTAAAGACCAGGGGGTTGAAGAAAGTAAAACTGCTGACAAACAAGCGCCGAAAAAGAAAGAGGGATCTCCAAAAAAAGAAGAGGGATCTCCAAAAAAGAAAGGGAAGCTACCGAAATCGAAGGGGCAGGAAAAAATTGCTCGATATGTAATAAAAGAGTATTTGGAAAAATATCATAAGGGGCTAAAGGTTGGTGAATTTAAAAAATATGATTTTATTGACTTATGGAGAATAAATTATGTTAAAGCATTAAACTCCAAAGACAATAAATTATTGACGTCCCTGCGTTCGCTGGGATACATTTTAGGGAACACACGTGATGAGCACGGTGCATCGGAGATTCAGGATGCTTGGCAAAAGCAGGATATATTTAAAGCGTGTTCTATTGTTAAAAATCTAAGTGAAGAAGAAAAAAAGAGACAGATGGAAATTGAAAATGAAATAAAGAATGATTTTAATGGGGAGGGTGTGGAAAATTGGCCGGAAGACGCAGCTTATCGTCATGCTTGGGGTCATTTATTAAGAAAAATAATTTATCACACTAAAAATCCTCCTGATGATAATAAGTTGGTATTTGAAATAGCGAATAACGCGTATTTACAGAAAAAATCGGGTTATTCTACAGAAGGTTTCGTAAAACCTTATTTGAAAGATTAATATTAAATTGAATATAATTAATATTAATTAGATACGAAATAAGGTTTTGGTTTATTTTCAAAATATTGTTCGATAGTGCCCATTTTTTTGACACGATTATAATGTGTTTCTAATGTAGGAAAATTTGTAGTCCAATCGACACCAGCTTCCAGTGCTAAATTAAGAACAGAAAATATTGCGATATCACCAGCGTGTACGGTATCGCCAGAAAAGAAAGGTTTCTGATCAAGAAATCTTACAAGATACTCGAGTTTTTCTGGTAATTGTGTTTTTTTAACTCTTTCCCAACCGACTTGTTGTGCTAAGTCATCGCCCGCGTATTTTGCTTTTACAAATAAGTTATATATATCATTAGAAAATTCGATAAGAATATCTGCGTCTAATTGCTTATGAATATCCTCGGGCATAAGAGTGCTTAAATTAGCACAATAACGTGTCATAGTTCCTGATTGTGGTATCATTTTTCCATTATGCTCCAAACAAGGCAATTGTCCAAATGGATAATTTTTTTTAACTTCTTTCCAATTTTCAGGAGGTTCTTCCCAAATATACTCTCTTGATGCGGCGTGACACATAAGCATTGCGGCTTGTGCTCTGGCTGCTATTTTCCAATAAACGAATGTTAATGGCGAATTTGAGTCCCAAGACATTTATACATAATAAATAAAAATATGTTTAAATAGTTTAATTAAAAAGTCTTAATGAAAATGGTCTAATATTTGTAGAATCGCGTGCCGTGTTATTGTTATTTGTATTATTTTCTGGTGTTCGTGGAAGTTCTCTTGTTGGTCTGAAAGCATTTAATTGAAGAGTATATGGTCTAACAATTTGTCGATTATTATTTTCATTCATTCGTGCATCGGTTTCGTTAATATAACTTGTGATTTCTTGGATAGTAATAGGAACGTGAGGATCATCTGGATTAAAAGGTGGTGGCGGAAGTGAAAATGCTATAGAAGGTGTGACGGTAGGGTCGAAAATACTACTTCTTCTATTTCTTCTGGCTTGTGGGGGAGGCGGAGGCGGCATAGCGGGAAGTCTTGGTATATGTTGTAAAGTATAATTATCGAAGGGATTATTTTCAAAAAAAGATTTAAGGTCCGTTTTGGTAGTACTATAAGCCTCTCTTTTTTTTAACGGGTTGCAACCAAATGTGCCGTATATGTAATTTTTGAGTATATATTTTAACAATTTTACTACGCGTTTTTTTCTTATATATGATAAATTTTCAGGAAAATAAATATAATCAACAGTTTTCTTAAATTCATGCATCATGTTATTCACACTTTCCATTAATTCGATAGTATGTCCATTTTTAATATAATTATCTATTGCTGTGTCTTTTAATATTGTATATGCGTTAACCATAAATTTATCGATGTTACAATAATTTTGTATAAATAAATGAATTAAATGGGGAATATGATATTTTGAATTTTGAATACCTATATAAATATTATATAAATTTGTTGGACAAAATGGTAAATTAGTATAAGGATTTTTTAATATATGAGGTTTACAAAAAAGATTTTCTGAATGATTTAAACTTTTTAGCCACATATTGATTAAATCACTTAATCTAAATTGATATATGACATTTTCGTGACATACTAAACTAATAGTTTGATATGGAGGATATGAAGACAATTGATTAAAATATAAATCAGTTTCAATAGCGTTTATAAGTTTCTTTATTTTTTTTTTATAAAGAATTTTAGTAAATGTATTTTTAAGCATTTTTGATACTAAATAAAGGTCTATTACAGTTTCTTTTTCTTCTAAAGTAAGGATGTCATTATCAATTATAAAAAATTTAAAGGTGTATATATCAGATGTTAAGTTATAACCAGAGCAATCGTTTATAAATACCCTGAATTTGTCTGGTATGTTAATTTCATACATTTCGGAAATATAATTCATTAAAAAAGCTAAAGCAGCCATAATATTTATTAATTATATAATAAATTTTATAGATCAAAATCATATTCGTCATCTACTATTCCTGTATTATTATCATTATCCGTAATATCGGTTTTTATAATGAGATTTTCTTTTGAACACGTTGTTTCATCTTCCAAATTAAGTAACTTATTAATTTCTTGTTCATCTTTAATAGAACCCATATCCCATTTAATAATTTCTTCATGGTTTAATAATATTTGAAATGACCCAGTACCAAAATAACCTTCTTGACCACACATAACATTAGCACTAACACCGGTCATCAAATCGAGTTCGGCATGTTTTGCGGCTCTTAAAAACATTTCTGGTGTTTCTTCAAAACTAGCTTTTGCTATGGGTCCAATATCATCATTGTTGATACCGTGTCTAAATATACTAACCATTTTTTGGGTAGCACAAATCCTATCGCATAACATAGTAGTGTGATGATAATTAATTTTTCCCACACCAGCAAAACATTCAATTAATTCATTATGAACACATTGTCGAGCAGCTTCAATACCCAATACTTTATATACTTCTTGAATATCATTACTGAAAGTTTTATTAATATCAATATTGTCAAGTGTTAAAATATCTTTCAAATTTGAACCTACGGTATCCAATACCCAAACATCTTTACTTTGATAATTACCATTTTCTTTAACAGATGTGTTGGGAATTTTTCTTAATAAAACCTTCGGTATATCTTTAATGCCTCTTAAAATGACATTTTTTAAGATATTTTCTTGTAAGTTTTTTAATTTAAATATTTCGTCGGTTTGGTCTAATGTATTATTTTTTTTGATATTGAAAGCTTCCATTACACGAATTCTAAAAATTAAATTATGATCATTAAAATCATTATATATACAACTGATATGTTGTTTAATGCTATTTTTTATAGCAAAGTGTATATCGTCCATTGTAATGCCTCTGTCCAACATTTCTGCACGGGATAATTTAAAACGGATAATCCATTTTGAAAAATCTTTTGCTTCATTTTTTTGCAATCCGCAATTAGTCATAACTTTTTCAAATTCCTCATATTGTTTAATTAATTTTTCATCTTCATTAATAAGAGTTTCTCCCAATTTTGGGTCAAAACAAATACTAACAGATTTTGTAATATCTTTTAAACAAGTATATTCTAATTGATATTTAAGTTCTTGAGCTTTGGATTTATCAAGTTGATCCTTTTCATATAAATATATTGTAGTTGAAGGTTGTTTTGGATTTTCACTTAACGATAAAATTTCTTCAATTCTAGGGACACCACGAGTTACATTACTTTTACTCGCTACACCAGCAAAATGAAACGTATTCAAAGTATTATGTATTATCACACCGTTGTCCTCCATAAACGTCTGATTCGCAGGAACCGTAAAATCATACACATATTCCTTCTGGTCTGGTGTATAAATCTCTATGTGTTTTATCTCATCCCATATAATACCCGAATCCGCCGCTTGTTCCAATAATCTAATTTCGGTCTGGAGAATATCCTTTACCCCAATCTCTTCTTTAAACACCTTTATATATTTTTGTAAGGTTCTTCTACCAATGGTTTTTTTCCTCTTCCAACGATTATAGAGTCTACAACTTTTTGTAGATAATTTCAAATCTTTTCCACATTTCGTTATAATCTCACCCAAACCTTCTATCTTATCCACATCATTAGATAAACTATGTATATTCTCACGATTGCCATAATCACATAATCCTTGCAATGAATCTGCTTTCAAAATAGAACCTATATGCTTTTGATACAAACTCGCATATCCATGTGCTATTGCAAAATAATACATCGGTTTCTCGTGTCTAACACGTTCAAGGAACGTTGCGAAAATATCAAAATAATTAAACAATAATCCCATATCTTTAATCAATTGTTGGCTGCGAGAACAACCACGTATTTCATGATGTCCTTTATCACAATTAATATTCCCATCTCCGTCCATATATCCTTGAATACACGCAGCTTTACATTCTAATGGAGCAGTGAATATGAAACCCGGAACTTTCTTTTCAAATGAATTTGGACCGCATTCTTTTACGAGGAATTTAGCGAGTTCTTTGCAACTGAAGGATGTCGTAGCACCTGGTCCATATTCTCCGGGTCTTCTATTTACATATACTTTAGCACCAAACATTTCTCCTATAATAGTCGTTGTATCAATATAATGCTGTGATATGTTTGTGATAAGAACACGACCATTATTACAATTACCTTCAGCAATATACGCACCAATAAACCAACCAAATAATTTATTTAATGTCCAAGTTTTATCACCAATTTCTACTGTTTTATTAACGAATTCATTATCAATATGTTTACAAACGGGTATTCTCATACCAACTTGTAAATTACTACCTTTAATAGGTTGAACCTTATGATCTTTTCTTGTTAAATGACTATGACTTAATGTAGTAGTTGTTTTACGACCACTTTTAGTGGTAATTGTCATTATATCGCCATTCACAGGATGTCTGCTAAAATGCGAAATACGATTCCAAGATGTTTTTTCATTTTCATCTACACCCATAATATAATATTCCTCATCCAATTTATCCAAAATAATTTCTACACTATCTGGGTGATCAGTAGGGAATGTGTATTCTGGATATTTTTCAATAAAACTATCACACAGTTCTCCAATTTTGAAATTTTTGTGATGATAAATCGCATTTTTTCCGTGTTCCTTGTTTTTTATGAGAGCGTTTATGCTCTCATAACCAACAAGGCTCATTTGTGTGGTTGGCTCACCGATACTTTGTGCTGCGATCATTCCGACCATTTCGCCAGGATGAACTATGGCTTTTTTAAAATTAAATATAATTTTATCGATTAAAATTTGAACGCCTTTTGCACTAAATCGATGTTTTAATAATAACTGTGTAGGAGATAAGTAATAATACATCAATGCTTTAAATAATGGCGTGGGTTGAATTTTATCGGTGATAATTAATGATTCGTGAAGTTGTTCAATTTTTTCGTATACTTCATAGGGTGTGATGTCAATAAAATAGTTATTTTTAATATGTAAATTGTGTTTAATATTATTAATAATTCGTTTAAAATTAACAGGTAAAAACACATTACTGTCTTTCTTATATTTATGTACGTGTTTTACAACATTTTCTCTAATTTCTAACATATAATTGATAATTTCTTTTGTTTTATTCTTCAAATCTTTTTTTTGTTTTTTCAATAAAATATTAGCTTGTTTGCTGAATCTTATTGTAGAATCTTGGGAAAAATCGGGCATTTGAAAATGCTGATAAATTTGTTCCACTGACATATGACCAATAGGTAATTTTTGCGTTTCGGTTTTAGTAGTAACAATATTATCATCGCCGTAAGAGAATTGAATAATTTTATTTTTATTATTTCTGACAGTCATATCATAACAAACTTTTAAATCCTCAAGACCTTTAATAAGCCTTCTTTGAATATATCCTGTCTGAGAAGTTTTAACCGCAGTATCAATAAGCCCTGTTCTACCGCCCATAGCGTGAAAGTAAGTTTCTTCGGGTGTTAGTCCTTGAATAAAGGAACTTTCAACAAAACCACGAGCCTCTGGAGAATCGTCATATTTAGTATAATGTGGCAATGTTCTATCTTCATATCCATAAGGAATTCTTTTACCATCAACAGCCTGTTGTCCCAAACAGGAGATCATCTGTGCAATATTAATATTAGAACCTTTACTTCCAGCGTTGACCATTAAAACAAAACGGTTATTTTTATCTAAATTAGCACGTCCGATTTTACCTGCTTCGCTTGCAGCGTTTTGAACAATGGCATTAACTTTATCTTCGAATACATCTACATTGGGTCTACCTGTGTTGTTTTCAAAAGTTGATATATGCAATTGGTCAATTAAATCATAAACTTCTTTTTTTTTCTTATTAATACTTTGTGTAATCTTTTCGGTTGTTTCATTATCAGAAATCAAATCACTTATACCAACACTATAAGAACTTAATTTCATATATTCTGTCACTATGGCTTGTATATCATCAATAAATTTTGCGGATTGTTCATGACCGTAATCATTAAATATAGATTGAATTATACCATCAGAGCCTTTTCCAAGAATACCTTTGTCGATTTGTCCTCTTAAATATTTTCCATTTTTAATTTCAATAATATTATTACTGGTTTTCTTATTTTCATCGTCTTCGAATAGTCCATTTTTATTATAGACTGACATAGGTGGTAATATTTGTGTTAATATATCAAAATTACTGATTCTTTTTCCTTTTTTATATTTTAAAATGTTTAAATTGGGGTTATCAAAATACATCAATAAATTCATAGCAGTTCTTAAATCAAAATTAATATTGGGTCTGGTAAAACGATAACACCCCAATAGCGAATCTTGAAATATTCCTATAATTGCCGAATTATTTGCGGGTGATATAATTTGCTTTGGAACATAAGCGAGGTGAAGTAATTCGGCCTGACTTTCTTCGTCTTGAGGTCCGTGAAGGTTCATTTCATCCCCATCAAAATCAGCATTATAAGGCTTGGTATCCGCTACATTCATACGGAAAGTACTACCTTCTTTCATAACTTTTGCTTTATGACACATCATAGACATTCTATGTAAAGTTGGTTGTCGATTAAATAGAATTGGGTCTCCATCCAACATATGTCTATGTAATACGTCACCTTCATTTAACTCTTGAGAATTTCTATCGATATATCTTAATGAAATACCGTCGCTTTTCATTCCCTTCTTTTCTAATATATTTGCTCCCGGATAAACGTCTGGTCCGTTTTGTAATAATTTGGTAAGAAATTTCTTATTTCTACTATTAACAACAGCAGGAAATGTTATGGTTTTGGCAACTTTAATAGGGATTCCAAGTTCGTGGATTTTTAATGTAGCGTCTGGAGAAATAACGGATCTTGCAGTAAAATCACATCTTTTCCCCATTAAATTACCTCTAACACGACCTTGTTTTCCTACTAATCTTTCTTTAATTGATTTCAAAGCTCTTCCAGACCTTTGTGCTACAGATGCTACTCCAGGAATTTTATTATCTACCATAGT